CAGAATCTTTTCTGTTTCTCTGCTCATTTTATGATGCCTCCTGTGCCTGATTTATGGATGGCTTTTCAAGCTCATGCAATGGAACTATGTTAGATGTCAAGTGCTTGCGCATCAAATCTATTTTCGAACCCGCAATGCGGGCAGCTGACCCAAACCTTATACCTGTCGCCAGTGATTCTTTCAAAACGGCAAGCCTTAGCCTCGGATGGGATTACCTCAACTTTAAAATTGCCTGAACTCAATCTTGACTTTGGAATTTCAAAGCATACCCAATCGAAACTTGTTTTGCATCTGTCGCAAATATGGTTTCCTCGCGAATATATAGGCATCTTCCAACCTCCTAAGACAATCTACACCATAATACCAGACTAT